GCCGGAACGCATATAATCAAACACACGCTGAATCTTAGTAGGACGGTCAACAGTAGTAATTTCCATATAAATTTCCTTTCTTATAAGAAGTTGTCATAACTATAGCCAATAAATCTTGACTGTCAAGCAATTCCCTAAATAATCTTGACTGAGGAGGTTTCGATGGCAAAGACCCACCATCAGTTTGTAAGATTTGTGAAACAACATCTTGCAGAATACGGAATGCGTCTGATTATTGGGCGCGGAAAGTATGTTAATACCGGGCACGGAAGATGCGAAGGCTATTTTAACGAAATTGAGAAGGTAATTCGTATTGCCGGGGATAATCAATATTTTTTGCAAACTTTAGTGCATGAGTATGCCCACTTTTTGCAATATATAAACCAAGTTCAAGTCTATACAAAGTCAGATAAAGCTGGATTGATTGTAGAAAATTGGTTTAGGGGTAGAGAATATGACAAAAAAACCCTTAAAAGGGCTTTTTTGCTTGTTAGAGCGATGGAAAGAGACTGTGAAAAGCGTGCTTTAAAGTTAATTGATGAATTTAATCTTAAAATTGATAAAAAACTTTACGCAAAACGCGCAAACTGCTACATTTACACGCATTTTTTGATGGAAAAAACCAGAAAATACGGAACTTATAGAAAAAGCCCATATTTTAGCAAGTATGTCCTCAAAATTATGCCGTCAAATATGGCAGTTTTGAGCCACAGGTCTATTCCACCAAAAATTTACTCAATACTTGAATCATTTACTCTCTGAGATTTCAGGTATTGTGAGATAAATTTGGTAAAGTTTTCGTTACCATAAGGCCACCGGTCATTCTTTTCCATAAACTCATAATGAACTAGTGCATCAATATGCTCTTCTAGCATTTTTAGAGTTACATCATCCACATTCCATTTGATTTCAATTTCTGTTTCTACGGAGGGCTTTTCTGCTGCTCTGTGTTCTGCAACCGCAAGATCAGCAACCTTGGCAATATTTCCAAGAATTTCCATAGACTTGGCGCATTGATAAAAAAGATCCTTTTTGACAGGATCTTCTTCTTTGCGAGCCAAGTTGCGAATTTCGTAAACTAGCTCTGGGATTTTCATTTTGGTAACTCCTTAACTTAGTGTTAGGAGATACTTGGTTTGTTGAATCAGACCAAGCATCTCATCACGTATATTTAACAGTGCTGTCTGATCTGGTTTGATTTCTTTTGGCAATTCATTTTTCAGATAATCTTCAAATGAATCCAGTACTGAATTTACTCCAACTTTAAACGGGCCATTCAATTTGAGTTCAGGAAAATCCTTTAACTCTTGTTTTCCGAGTACGCCCATGTAAGTTTCTGCAAATGTATCAAGGAGAGCATCAATGCCCTCATATGCTTTTCCTAGGGCTACGTGAGCAGCATAGGACTGGGTGCCCCAGTGGTGAAGGCGAATTTCATTATTGAAGTTTAATATTTTTTGAATACAGGTCATGGTAAATTATTTATCTTTATGGGCTTGTGAAAATACTATAAAATTTTCGGGCACATCTTCTTTGTTTTTTATTGCTCTTTGTTTGGCTTTTTTATACTCTACGTCTGTCAAGAGCAAAGGTGTGACTTCGCCAGAAGAATCTACATGGGCCACAAAATAATAACTATAGTCTTCGTTTGGTTTTCTTTTTTTATTTTTTATTCTTTGTTTTGCCATGTTCGTATATCTTTGTTATTATTTTTTCAAGCCAGTTTGGCGTGATTTGATTTAAGTATTTTCTACGTTTATCGCAAGGTGCACATGGTTTAAATCCAAACAATTTTGTTATAGAAGCAACAACTTCTCCAATTCCATAACTTTTATTTCTATTGTTTAAATTGTTATTTTTAGATATAACCGGTTGTTTTATTTTTGGATCTTCAATTTTAACTATTTCTAAAGTATCGTCATTATTGATCTTTATTGTGGCTACTTTTTTTTCTTGCTTGTTGTTGTAATAACTTAATTTAACAAAACCCATTTTTATTCTTCCTCTACTAAAATAGTATTTTCAAAAGCAAACCACTGACATTGATTGAAAAAAGTGGTTGGGGCTTCTGTATTTAATGTATCTGGACAATATTGTAAAACATTTGCCCAGTCTGGATTAAAAGGATCTGCGGTAAATGAATATTGTTCTCTTCCAAATAAACATTGTCGGTATTCATCCCAGTAAGACGTATCATTGTAACATAATCCTGAGTACCCAGTGCTATAATAAGGAAGACAATCTTGACTGTATCTTTGTGTTGAAAGTGGAACGCACATATTCATTGGGTCGCTTTCAAAACTTGGGCGATTAAATGCCGCTGTTATATTAGGACCAGTAAGATATCGAAATCCAAAGAGTGGATCTTCAGTTATTATTAGAGGAAATTCCAACCTTTCATAAACTGGCTCATCGTCTGTACCACAATTAAATTCATTGGCATAACCAAAAGCAAATGACATATCTATGTTATAGCCTCTTCGTGGTATATTTGACCAATTTCCATAATATCTTGCTGTTTTACTACAATGATATTGAAAAGATATTAATTCCGGTTGAAGTTTTGGAAGGTAATTTTCGTCTAATTGTTCTGGATATGCTGGGTTGGGTATAAATTGAATACTATAAGAATCTGCTATATTTGCAATATTTTGGTCTGCTCCAGTTGCAGAGCAAAATGGTATGCAATTTGGATCTCCTGGTGGTGGAGTAAATGGGGGGGCACATGGGCTTTCGCCAGAAGATTCAACAAATTGATCTGAGTATCTTCCCAAGTAGTATTGTTGATAGCAACTACACCAAAAATTTGTTGGATATGATCCAGCAGTTACCAATGTTGGTAAAGAAGTGCCACCAAATGGATTAGTACAAATCAATCCTCTGGTCCCTAAAAATTCTGGGCCATATACGGATGGAATAACTTGCCCACTGGGGCAGACATATATCCAATTTTTTTGACCTGATGAACAATCGCAGTCGCTTAATTTATCATCGCCAAAATTGCAACTGGCATACGGTTCTACAGTATAACAATCACATCCTGTACAATCACATCTACTACCAAAAGGCCATCCTACCTGTGGTGGAAAATCTACACTATTTTTCCATGTATCTGGATTGGTTGGATCATAATCTTCACCAAAACATCCAAAATTATTAGCACTATAAACAATATCGTCCCCTGTTTCAGGGAGTCTATCACTTATTTTAGGAACTTTATTTATCGTATGTCTTACAACAATCTCATATGTTTCCGGGTTACCGGGAATTGAAAATCTTTTATTTGATGATTTGCAATCATAAAATTGTTCTGCAGCAAAACCATTCATACACGGATAACGCGCAGTAAATTTTATAGAAAAAACATAAGTTTTATTTAAACATCTGTTGTAAATTGGACGACAACAACTTAATGGCTCTGGCGGTGGGGGCTGAACACAACAACATGTTTTTGTAGGCATAAAAATATTTATAGCTGCTGTATACCGTCATCATTGGTATAATAAATTTTATGAAATGCCTCTTCACACCACTTGGCGCAAACAGGACAAGGCTTGGAGTTTCTAAAATTTCCAAACCGATTAAATCTAAAGTTCAATAGAATCAGCTTTTCCCCACGCATGTTTTTTGGAATTTTTCTCCATGCGTCCAATTCCGAGTGCATTTCCGCACAGCGATACCCCAAACGAAAAGTATCGGGGTGGGTCTTAAAAATATTTTGACCCACCGCGATTATCTTTCGTTTATGAATTACCAGCGATATGTGCTTCTTCTGTCTGTCCATTGCCATAGACAGAGGCTTTGCAATAGGAACAAACTGTTCCATCACTTGTTCTATGTTCATAGTTTACGTACTGAGCTTAAGCCTACTGAGCGGGTCAACTCCCTTGGAGGGTGTTACGATTCCCTGGTTCAAACTTGAATCATACTGCTTTTTGAGTTCTTCAAGTGGCTCAACGGTAAAGGCAACAAATGACTTTGGAATTTCAACTCCCTTTGCTGCCTTTGTATACATCATCCAAGGCATTAGACCAATCTGTCCCTGGCCCACGGGAACCAAAATTGCTGCATCCTTAAGGATGAAAGTTGTATCCTTTTCCTCAAAGCGTGCGAGAATTTCTTCACCGGAGTTTAGTCTAAATACTTTTACGTTCATATGTTTCCTTTGTTGGCCTGTAGTATAGCACTTATTCTTTCACCTACAAGCAATAATACCATGAAATCATTCAAGACATTTTTATCAGAAATGGCTCCCCCCGAACCAAGGCAAATTAAATGTGATATTAATGGTATTTGCAACAAAATCAGATCAGACGAATCTGCTGGGAATGAAGAAAAAATATTGTCAGTTTATAAAGATAGCAAAGGTATCCCAACAATAGGACACGGACACCGTGTAACCAAAGACTCTCCAAAAATTTTTGGTGAAGTATTTGCCCAAGAACAAAAAGAAAATCCAAATTTTACAACAGAAGTATTGGGCGGAAAAAGAAGAATTACAACACAGCAGGTAGAGCGTTTACTTAGAAGAGACGTTGAAAAGCGTATACCAGAAGTAGTAAAACTTGTACCAAAATTTGAATCTATGAGTACGGATTTGCAAGCAAATCTTGCATCAGAACATTTCAGAGGGATGTTGGGACAGTCTCCAAAAGCACTGACAGCTTTAAACGATGGCGACTATGAAGGGTTTGCCCGTAATTACATTGACGCAAAAGACTACAGAGAATCCAAAGAAGCAGATAGTGGAATTTACAAAAGAATGGATAGATTGGCAAATTCTGCTAGAACGGAAGTAGCTCGTCAGAAGAAACTTCAGCAGTCTTCGAAGTCCACCACTCCGGTTCCTCCGAGTAATTCCAAGCCGCAAACCGGGATTTCTCGTTAAGGTAATAGCTTCGGTAGGCAACAACAGCATTTTCGTGGTGATACTGCTCCGGCATTGCTTGAGCAAACTTGGTAAGCTTGGCCTTGGTAATGTTGACCGGAGGATCGTAGAGTTCATCAAGAAGCATGGACTCCATCTTGTGCACCCTACCATAGCGACGAGTGTACTCCTTGCAGAGAGCATACGCATGTCTCCACAGCCAAATGTAGTTTGCCCGAGTCTCCCGTGCCCAGATGGTGCAAGGGTGGTTGATCATCGTAGCTTTGCAGATATTCTTCTTGGTGCAGATGTATGACTTATACCTGCGCTTTCCGGTGTTGACAATCAATTCATCACCATCAAGAACATGGTGAGCGGTTGAAAGCAATTGGCAAGATTCAACAATCATCTTGACGACATGCTTGTCGCACATCATGCGGGCGGAAGTAGCGGCGTCGTTGTCGAGGACAAAGATGTTCATAGGGTGGTTATTATAGTACACCATGATCCTGTGTCAAGATAAAAAGAAACAACTCCCATACAATCTGGGAGTTGTCGGACCAAAGATGCGATCTTTGGTGGGGTTAAATTTATTTATATTTCGTGATTCTCGAATACGTTGTTTATGGTTCGGTTTACCTTGATCAGCGAACCGCGCTCATATAGTTGAGGCAGACTAAAAGCCCCGACATAAGAGCAAGCCGAGCGCAAACCACCAAGAATTTCCTGTATCGTGTGTTGTACGGGTCCACGGTATGGTACTTCAACTGTTCTTCCTTCCGATGCTCTGTAATCGGAAAGTCCGCCATTGTACTTCTCATTTGCAGTCTTACTGCTCATGCCGTAGTGCAACATTCGGAGCTCTCCATGCTCACCATGTTTGATCTCACCACCACATTCATCGTGACCGGCAAATACACCGCCTGCCATAACAAAGGCAGCACCAGCCACGAATGCTTTTGCAAAATCTCCAGGATGCACTATTCCGCCGTCAGCAACGATCCCAATACCTAACGCTTCGGCTGTTTCCACACACTCTAGCACCGCTGAGAGCTGGGGATACCCGACCCCCGCCACTCGCCGGGTCAGACACATCGACCCCGACCCGATTCCCACCTTTACCATGTCTGCGCCAGCTTCCGACAACGCCACGACCCCCTCGTGGGTCACGACATTCCCTGCAATCAAAATTGACTTCGGCCATTTCTCTCTCACTTTCTTTGTAAATTTATGAAACTCGGTCATGTAGCCATTAGCCACATCTACACAAACAAACGTTGGATCTTTAATTTCCGAACTGTCAACAAATAACTTGCTATCGCCATCCAAACCAAGAGTCAAGGAAACATACTTTTCTTTTTCTGGATGGGTGCTGACAAAGTTAGAATAATAATCCCCGCCTTTCTTGAGGCAGGTTATAATTTTATATTCGGACAGAGCTAGTGCCATCTTGTGGGTTCCGACCGTTGACATGTTTGCTGCCATCACGGGAACACCGCTCCAATACGACCCACAGTTAAATGTGGTGCCAACCTCAAGATTTACATCTTTTCGAGATTTTACATCACTGAGATTTGGCTTGATAAGAACGTCGGAGTAATCGAACTTTGGCTCGTAGTTTTCAATCATGGCGGCATATAATAACACACCACCAAAGTCCGTCAAGATTTATTTTGATTCTTCTATTCGCTTGATGGCATCTCTCAGGGCAAGCATTTTTTGCGCTAGTTCTTTAGCCGTAATCTTGTCCCGAAGATAGTCTTCATATTTCGAAAGTATAATCTTCGCTTCTCTGAAGAGTATCGCATGAAGATGATCAAGACGTTTGGGATCATTTTCTGCCATCAAATATATTTATTCAAGTCCAGTTGTGTCATCTCTGACGAATCTTATTGCTTTGGCCATATAAAATGAGGACCAGTCTTGTTTTATAACATCCCATAAAACAATCCTGTTTCCAGCCAAAGGTCTAAAAAAATTGGCTCTTTCTGCAATCTGGGCCGGATTTATATATTTTTTGTACAGTGTACCAGTAATTTTTGAAGCACTTCCGTTTACTTTTAGATAATCTACGGTGCAAAGCCCATTTAATGATTCTGCTATGACTTCAAATGGGGAAATATGATCTGTTTTATAAAATTTATTTTTGGTTATTATCGTTACATCTAATTTAAAATCTGTATAAGGATCATAGATATTTTTGCTGTCTCCGAATCCATTTAATTTTTCAAAATTATCGTAAGAACCGAAGTTTTTTAAAATAAACTCTTGAAAAAGAGGATCGGCAGTTTTGTAGTTTTCATACTGCTGTTTCTGATACTCAGACCCCCAATACTGATCGCCCAGAGCTTCTGCTATGTCTCTTTTTGAAACAGTTTCCTTTTGAAAATATTCATCAATAGAATTTATTAATATATTTTTTGCTGTTAGATCCCGGGTAGGCAAAAGAGCATCGGCTCTGGATGTAGACGAGTCTTCAATTGGAAACTGATCCCTTACGCTTTTGGGAGCTTGTTTCTTTGGAAGGTCCATAAAAATATTTATATAAAGGACCAAAATTACGTTTAGTGCAATGTATAAATATTTTCAATGCAACTGCGCGATTTTTCCATATTATTTCAAAAAATACCAACCACTGGTCAAAAGACGGATATTGCAATGGTCACGGGATATAATGCAATTGTTCAAAAGATATCACACCTTTTAAATACCAACAAAGGAGAGTTGACATCTGATAAAAATTTTGGATCAAATTATTATGTCTTTTTATTCGATCCCGTAGGGAACAAGCAGACTCTTGAAATAACTTTGGCTAATTACATAGAGGCATCCATTCCAGGAATATCAAACGTTACCGTGCAATTGGATTCTTACACCGAAACCAATTTGTTTTTTCAAATAAAATTCAGTTATTATGATGGAATCGTCTTTCAAAATAATATTTACTGCTCGGTAGAGGTAAAAATTTAATGGCATATAACACAAAAAATCTTAATGTCGCGTCTTTGGATTTTACGGACATCGTTTCTTCATTAACATCGTTTTTAGAAAAACAACCAAATCTCACCAATGTAGATTTTAGAAATCCAGCAAGTGCTGCAAATATGTTGATAAACATTTTGTCAACGGCTACAGCATATAACGGTGCTTATGCTTATTTTGGATACAATGAATCATTTAAGATATCTGCACAAAATTTGGAATCTTTCTCCGGAATGGCATCAAATGAGAGCATTTTGCTTCCATTCACACAATCTGCAAGCACAACAGCTGTAATTTCTGCAACAAGCACGGTAGAAGCATTTACTACATTTACCGCCACGGCAGCAGATGGAACAAAAATTTTGTTCTTTAACGCTTCTGAAATAACACCGGGAACCGCAAGTTATACTCTTTACTCTGGCACAAAACAGGTAACATTTACAGATTATAATTTTGATAATCAATATATTAAGCTTCCCCTTAATATAGATCCAAGAACAATACTCTTTGAAGTTACGGACATTGCAAATGGAACCATTAAAACCTGGACACGAGTAGATCGCGGTGAAGAGGCAACTCTTTCTTCTACAGGTATACCAGGAAACTATTACACCGTAATAAATGGCGCAGATGGTTACATTGTAACAAATAATTTTGTAAATACGAATGAAATAGATTTAGGATA